TCTTGCCGTATTTGAGCAGAAGCAGATTGCAGTTCTTCAGCAGATTGCAAGCATTGTCCGCATGAAGAAACAGTGTGAAGAACAGGAAAAGGAATTGAAGGATCAGTTGAAACAGGCAATGGAACAGTATGGTGTCAAGAAGTTTGAATCTGACATTCTGAACATCACCTACATTGCCGAAAGCACCAAGACATCAATTGACAGTGCAAAACTGAAAAAGAAGTATCCGGAAATTGCTTCAGAGTGTTCCAAGGTTTCACCCACTTCTGCCTACATCAAGGTTGAAGTCAAGGGTGACAAAGAATAAGAAAGGAAGGTTGAAAACTATGACTGAAACAGTATTGGTTGTGTTGATCATCTGCATCACACTGATTGCGATTTCCATTATCAATAGAAAGAAGTGATCTGATGGCAGCGGAAAAGAATTTTGAAAACCGCTTGAAAGCATGGCTGACATCTGAAGGAATCTACCCTTTGGGAATTGAGAAACAAAAGATCACCGTCACACCTTGCGGTTATTATGAAAAGCGTTGGGGTGGTGGATATTCCAAATCAGGGTTGCCGGATATGCACATTGTTGTGAATGGATTCAACATTGATGCAGAACTGAAAGCATCCAATGGCAGACCTTCAGACCTTCAGAAGCACAATGTCATTCAGATCAATCAGTCAGGCAGCATTGCAATGATTCTTTACCCGGAAGGGTTTGAAGAATTCAAATCAATAGTGAAAGGGGTGAAAGAATGCAATGGTCACATAGCAGGGTTGAAGCATTTGAAAAATGCCCATTCAAGTTCAAAATGCGTTATATTGACGGAATAGACACCAATGATCCAACAGATGCAAATAATGCACTTGTTCTTGGAACGGCATTGCACACCGGCATTGAAAAGGGTGTTGAAGAAGCAATTCAGCAATACTTCATGTCATTCCCGGTCATTGATGATTCCCACATCAATGAAGCAATCAAACTTGAATACCTGATACCAAGGGCAAAAGCGGTATTGCCTTCCGGAAGTTATGAAGTTGAAATCAAGGACAATGACTTTCATGGATTCATTGACCTGCTTGCACCGGTCAAGTTGTTCCATGATTCAGAAGTCCCGGATGTGTATGACATCTATGATTTCAAGTATTCAAACAATGTGAATCATTACAAAGATTCAAGACAGTTGCACTTATACAAGTATTTCTTTGAAAAGTGCAATCCGGGAAAGAAAATCCGCAACTTGTATTTTCTGTTTGTTCCGAAGGTGAACATAAAGCAGAAAAAGACTGAAACACTGATGGAATTCCGGCAACGGATATGGGAAGAACTTCAGGATGTGGATGTCAAAACCGTTCAGATTGACTTTGACAAGGAAAAAGTTGTTGACTTCTTCCTTCAGATTAAAGCAATCTCAGAAACATCTGACTTCAAAAAGAATGAAGGTTGGATGTGTACCTATTGTGAATACCAAGAATATTGTCAGAAAGGTTGGAACTATTTTATGAAATTACCAAGCACAGAAAGAAGAAATCTTGAAAAGGTGGAAAAAAGGGTCATTTGGATTTACGGTCAGCCGTTTTGCGGAAAGACAACCTTTGCAAATGCCTTCCCTGTTCCGCTTATGTTGAACACTGATGGCAACATCAAGTTTGTTGATGCACCGTACATCCGCATCAAAGATGACATTCAGGTTGAAGGAAGAATGACCAAGAAAACCCTTGCATGGCAGGTTTTCAAGGACATCATTGCAGAACTTGAAAAGGGTGACAACGGATTCAAAACCATTGTTGTTGACCTTGTGGAAGATTTGTATGAATACTGCCGTCTGTATATGTATGAGCAGTTAGGCATCAAGCATGAATCTGATGATTCCTTCAAGGCATGGGATATGGTCAGGGGTGAATTCCTGAACACACTGAAAAGACTGATGGCACTTGACTATGAAAACATCATTCTGATCAGTCACGAAGATGCCACAAAGGACATCACCAAAAGGGGTGGTGACAAGATCACTGCCATCAAACCGAATATGCAGGACAAGGTTGCCCTGAAGGTGTCCGGCATGGTTGATGTGGTTGCAAGAATTGTTGCTGACGGCAATGAAAGAACCTTCAGTTTCAAGTCTAATGAAGTCATCTTTGGCGGTGGAAGATTGAAGGTTGATGCAAAGGACATTCCGCTTGATGTCAATGAACTGTTCAAGGTTTATGACGAAGCAAACAAGAATGCTGTCAGGAAGGCACAGGAAGGCACAGGACAGCCGGAAAGCAATCAGACAGGTAAACAGTCCACCGCAACGGAAAAGCCGTCAGAACAGCAGAAAACAGGCAGAAAAAGCAGGTCAAAGAGTGAAGCACCTGTTGAAGTTGTGATTCCTGATGAAGATGCACCGGAATACACGGATGAAGATGCACCACCTTTTGACACTGATGAAGATCAGAGAACCCCGGAAGGTGTATATGTCGGCACTGAACCCATGGGTGAATTTGTTCCGCAGGTAGTGGAAGCAGAACCTGTTGCAGAAGAAAAACCTGCAAGGGTTCGCAGATCAAGAAGAACACAGTCCGAAAATTAAAACAAAAATTTGAAAATTGAAAGGTTAGGTAAATAACTATGGCAGAGAACAAAAACATTTGGGATGAATTTGACAATGCGATTGACACAAAGGGTCTTGCAGCGGATGTGAAGGAAGCAGCGGAAAACGGTGCTACATACAAGGAAGTTCCGCATGGTGACTATGAAGTTGCCATTGACAAGCTGGAACTTGTGAAGTCCAAAGCCGGTGATCCTATGGTTTCCGTTTGGTTTAAGGTTCTGAACGGTGAATTCAAGGGCAGCAGAATCTTCATGAATCAGGTCATCAAGGAAGGCTTTCAGGTTCATATTGTCAATGAATTCTTGCGTTCCCTTGATACCGACATTGACATTGAATTTGTCACCTATAAGCAGTATGGCAACCTTCTGATGGATGTCATGGAAGCAATTGAAGGCAACCTTGAATATGCCCTTTCCTACAAGGAAGGCAAGAAAGGTTTCAGCACTTACGAAATCACGGAAGTTTTTGAAGTTGAATAAACCATGCACCAAGGGGAATGGGTTCATTCCTGTTCCCCTTGGGGTTTCTGAAAGGATGGTGAAATAAATGCTTTTCTATGAAGGTCACAAAGTATATATGAATGGTGAATATCCGGCAATTTATTTGAACGGAAAAAGTCAGCACATTCATAGACTTCAATGGATCAAGCATAATGGTGAAATACCACCTGATTGTGTAGTTCATCATATTGATGAAAACAAAATGAATTGGTCTATTGAAAACCTTGAACTTTTATCAAGAAAAGATCATATAAGAGAACACAAAGATTCCGTTCACCGTCATGGAATAACTGTAATCGCAACAAAAGAAGGTCTGTCCATTACATTTGACAATATTGAAGATGCTGCTGAATTTTGCGGAACTTATACTTCCAATATTCAAAGGTGTTTCAAAGGCAAACAACAGCAGTCCAAAGGATGGACTTTTGAAAGAGGGTGAATGATCACGGTTTTCTATGATTTTGAAGTATTTGCCTTTGATTGGTTGGTTGTCATCATGGACACTGATCAGAAGAAGGAAACGGTCATTGTCAATGATGCTGAACAACTTCAAGCAATCTATGATGCCCACATCAATGATATTTGGGTTGGTTTCAACAATAGGCACTATGACCAATACATTCTGAAAGGCATTCTTTGCGGTTTTGATGCAAAAAGAATAAATGATTTCATCATTGTCAAGGGAAATCCCGGATGGAAATTCAGCAGTATGTTCAATGAACTTCCACTGATCAACTATGATGTGATGCTGAATACTGACAGGGGTCTGAAGTCCTTTGAAGGTTTTATGGGAAATGACATCCGTGAAAGTCAAGTTCCGTTCGACATTGACCGGAAACTAACTGACAAAGAAATTCAAGAAACCATCTTCTATTGCAGACATGATGTGCAGCAGACAATGAAGGTGTTCATGAAACGCATTGATGAATTCAACACCATGATCTATTTCATTAAGCACTTCAAACTTCCGCTTGCAGCACTGTCAATGACCAAAGCACAGTTGGCAGCGGAAATCCTTGGTGGAAACCGAAAAGGTCAGATGTTTGATGATGAATTTGACTTTCCTATTTTGGACTGTCTTGAACTGAAAAAATACAGATACATTGCAGATTGGTACAAAGAACCTGAAAATCATGATTATGAAAAATCACAGAAGGATGTCATGGTTGCCGGTGTTCCACACACCTATTCTTGGGGTGGTGGTCACGGTGCAATTCCACAATATCATGTGAAAGGTGATTTTCTGATTATTGATGTTACTGCATATTATCCTTCACTTCAGAAGAAATATCACTTTGGGTATAGGGTTATGGACAATCCTGAAAACTTTGAGTTCATACACGATTCAAACATTGAATTCAAAAGGAAGGGTGACAAAAAGGCAAGACTTCCGTTCAAGATTATGGACAATGCTATTTCAGGTCAGATGAAACAAAGAAGTTCAGCACTGTTTGACCCAATGAGCAACAACAGCATTTGTGTAAATGGACAACTTTTGTTGCTTGACCTTGTAGAACATCTTGAACCGGTCATTGAACAACTTGTTCAAAATAACACTGATGGTATTGTTATCAAACTGAAGGACTATGACAGGGATTTTGACATCATTGATGGTATTGTTGCCGATTGGGAAAGAAGAACCGGAATGCGGATGGATTTTGAAACATTCTTTGGTGAAATATTTCAGAAGGATGTCAACAATTATATGTTGATAGACCGGGAAACCGGTGCAATGAAAGTCAAAGGTGCATACATCAAGAAATTGTCTGATCTTGACTATGACCTGCCCATTCTGAACAAGGCGGTTGTGGACTACATGGTTGAAGGCATTCCTGTTGAACATACAATCATGCAGTGTGATGATCTGAAGGAATTCCAATTGGTCAGCAAGATTTCAAACAAATATACCTGCATTCTTCACGGTGAAAAACCGATAAAAGAAAAGTGCATCCGGGTGTTTGCTTCCAAGAATGATTCTGATCAGGGTGTGAAGAAGGTCAGCATCAGAACCGGCAAGCCGGAAAAGATTTCAAACAGTCCTGAACACTGCTTCATTTGGAATGATGAAGTGAACGGTGTCAGAGTTCCGGACAAACTTGACAAGCAGTGGTATATCAGAATGGCACAGAAAAGATTGAATGATTTTGGGGTGGTGTGATGGAAAAATTAAGAATTGAATGGAATGACCGTTCACATGGTTACATGGAATTAAATGTTGACAAGTTTTTTCCTTGCACCGTAGATAAGGCAACCAAGGTGTTCAAACTTGTGACAAGGTGGTGTTCTGATGAAACCATTGCAGAACTGAAGGAATACTTCTATGAACAGACAAAAAAAATAGATGGGCAGATTGATGAAATAAAAAGGGTTTACCCATCAGCATCAGTCGGTTCAAAAGAAAAGAAGCAGTGTGAAACTGACTTCAAAAAGTTGCAAACACTTCAGAAGAAGTACAACAGCAACATAAAATTATTGGAAAAATACACAGAAAGGAAGTGATTGAAAATGTCATTTTTCAAAGGTTATGTCATGACCGAAAACAAAAAATGTATTGAAAAATTCAAGGACAGGACTGACTTCAAGACACTTGAACAGGTTCAGTCACTTCCGGAATATGCAGGGATTCTTGCACCGGATGCAATACTGATTGATATTGATGATGAACAGCAGTCAGAACTTCTTTTCAAGATATGTGAATCTGAAAATGTTCTTTGCAAGATTCTGAAAAGTCGGTCAGGAATGCACTTCCTGTTCAAGAACAGCAAAGTGGACAAATGCTTCACCAAAACCAAACTTGCTTGCGGTTTGCGTGATATTGACATCAAATCCGGATTCAAAAACAGTTATGAAGTCCTGAAGATTGATGGAAAAGACCGTGAAATCCTGTATGATGTCTTGGAAGGTGAAGAATATCAGGAACTTCCAAAGTGGTTGTTCCCGGTAAAGACCACAATGGAATTCCTTGACATGGAAGCCGGTGACGGAAGAAATCAGTCATTGTTTAACTACATTTTGACCTTGCAAAGCAATGATTTCACAGTGGAAGAAGCAAGGGACACAATCAGGATCATAAACAAGTACATCCTGAAAGAACCGCTGTCTGAAGCAGAATTGTCAGTTGTCTTGCGTGATGATGCCTTCAAGAAACCTGTTTTCTTCAAAGGCAATACATTCCTTTTTGACAAATTTGCAACCTACATCAAGAACAACAACCACATTGTCAGAATCAATGGACAGTTGCACTTGTTCAAGGATGGTGTGTATGTTCCCGGACAGGAAGAAATTGAAGCGGTCATGATTAAGCACATCAGCGGTCTGTCAAATGCAAAGCGGTCTGAAGTGTTCAAATACCTGAACCTTCTTCTGCTTGATAACACACAGATTGCACCGGCAAACCTGATTGCATTCAGAAATGGAATTTATGATCTGAACACAAACACCTTGCAACCGTTCAGTCCGGATGTGGTCATCACAAACCGCATTCCTTGGGATTACAACCCTGCTGCATATTCCAAGTTGGCAGACAAAACCCTTGACAACATTGCTTGCGGTGATGAACAGGTCAGAAGAATTCTTGAAGAATGTATTGGTGCTTGTTTTTATCGGTCAAACACTTTGGGTGATGGTAAAGCATTTATTTTGACAGGTGAAGGATCAAACGGAAAATCAACTTTTATTGCTATGCTGCAACACCTTCTGAATGAAGATAACATTGCAGCACTTGACCTGAAGGAACTTGATCAGAAGTTTCAGAATGCTGCACTGTTCGGAAAGTTGGCAAACCTTGGTGATGATATTTCAGATGAATTCATTGTGAATGCTTCCATCTTCAAGAAGTTTGTCACCGGTGAAAGGGTGCAAGTTCAGAACAAAGGTGAAAAACCATTTGAATTCAACAATTATGCAAAGTTTATCTTCAGTGCAAACACCATTCCAAGAATCAAGGACAAAACCGGTGCTGTATTAAGAAGATTGTTGATTGTTCCGTTCAATGCGAATTTCACAAGAAATGATTCTGACCATGATGCCGGAATCAAATACAAACTTCAGGATCAGGAAGTTATGGAATATCTGATTGTTATTGGTCTTGAAGCACTGAAAAATGTTATCAAAAACAAAGGTTTTACCGAATCCGAAAAGGTTCAGGAACAGTTGAAGGAATACGAAGAAACAAACAACCCCATTCTTGGATTCTTTGAAGAATGTGACATGGAAGGGTTCAAGATTGAAGATGAACAGACCGATAAAGTGTTCAGAAGATACAAGGAATATTGTGTTGCAAACAATTTCAATGCAATGTCCAAGTCAGAGTTTTCAAAGACACTTTGCCGGAAACTTGGCATGACAACCAAATCAAAAACGCTGAACGGAAAAAGTTTCAGAATTTATGTGAAAGGATAATTGATATGAATGCGGTTGAAAAAGATGTTGATTCCCTTGTGTTCAAAGAACTGAATGAAGCAAACAAGCACTTCCCCCTGTTCAGTTCCA